TTCAATCTTAATTGTCTGAACATTTCCACCGCTAGCTGAGCTATCGTCTTTCTTCTTAGAAGACTTGCCCGCTTGCACCCCAAAGGTAGCTAAAGTTCCTGTGAAGACCGAAGCTATAAAGGTCGGATCAATCTTCTGCTCTTGTACATAACCAGGTATCTCAACGTAGTTCAACGTCAGTATCCCTGCCGACCATGTGAGTACCGCAAGTCTAACGATGGTAGATAGGAATGCTAGTTGCTCTTCCTTATCCTCAGCATGCTCTTTTAGTTTACCGAGAAGACCTTTCTTCTCTTCCTTCTTTACTTCTGCCATGTCTCTCCTAGAATGGTAACGCAGGACCAGTTAGATCTGGGATAGCATTCTCGATGCCACCACCTATGTCAGGCATAACTGATTCCATTACTTTTGATTTGATGTTATCTACGATAGCATCCTTTCTGATGAATACATATCCACCAATGCCAACGACTCCTAGTGCTACTACACCAGAGAAGATAGCGATTCCGTTAATAATTTTTTGCATAATAATTAAGTCAGTCTATTATATAGTCTAGAAAAATCATAGGGGTAAAAAAATACCCGAAAATTTTTTTTCACTTTTTTGGTAATCAAAAAGTCAATTTAGTTTATACTTCGTCTTACAATATTCTACGACACCTTCAACGTTATCATGTGTATCACACCACATGTCAGCACAGTCATACGTTTCCCTAGGTGTTTGGTTGGGGAAGGATGCCATCAGTTTCATCAGTACATTCTGACGGAGGTGTTGCTTTGAAGGTGTCCAGTCTTTCATCGTATTACCATGTCCTGTTCGTAATATTTATTGGGGGTTCTCTCTATTCTACTAGGCATTGTAATAATGTCAATGGTTTCCTCGAACCATCTGTTCATTGACCTTGCCATAGCACGATAAGATGTGCCAACATAAAGTTGTCCTGATACAACAGCAACTGTTGCTGCTCCCCAGAACAGATAGTAGAAGCGGGACTTCATTTGTGCCCTGACCTTCTCCTTCTTATTCAGTGTCATAATTTAGGTAGTTTTTCTAGCACCTGACCTGTGATGTCATCAATAATATTGACATCAATGTCCATGAAAGGTGGGATGATTCCTAAGATACGTAGGAGTCCATCAATAAACAGTGCGAGTACAGTGAACCCCAGTATCATAGAGATAACTGTTGCGTCTCTGTTGTGCTTTGCCATTGATGCCTCATCAATAGCTCTCGCTTCTGACACAGCAGCAGCGATGAGAGCATTGACCTCTTCCTTTGTGTAAGTATCTCTAGGAGATTTGTACGCATCAGATAAAGGTATATTCTGTATGAGTTGTTTAACCATTCTAGTTTAGGATGTAGTATAGTGTACACTACCTACATCACTATGTCAAGTACATTGCTGTCCTTGCTCCAACAATACTAGGCCAATCTTCAGCGATGGCAGCATTGACGTATGTCATGTGGGTAGTAGCAAGGGAAGTCTCACCTCTGTCAGTGAGTTGCTTTTGTATAACGGTGTACTTACCGCCTCCCTTTATTGTATCATATTTAGATAAGTCTGCGTCGGAAAATGATTCTGATTCGCTTTTCCACACAGGAAGTGTGAACCCTTCGGGTTCTTCATAGATATATCCTTCTCGTATTACATGACTATGTTGCCACAGTTTATACTTACCATCGAAGTCAGTGATTAAGTTCTGTACCTTGTTCCACATCTTGACTGGTTCCTGTATGAAAGTCAACTCAGGTGAGTATGTAGCAACAGATACTACCTTATAGTCAGGGAAGACCAGACTCTTCTGTCCTTCACCCGCAGGAACTAGGAAACTCTTGAACCATTTGTTCACCACTGTGCCCCTCATGTCTTGATAGAACACACAGTTACCATTCATTACGACAGTAGGTTGTGTAGAACGACGGAGTATCTCCTCATAGATAGACCCCATGTCCTTGAAGGCACCAAGATGTCTTGAGTAGATGGCATCGTTATCCGCACACCATTTCTTTACGTAGGCACCTTGATCACCGTTCCTAAAAGTATCATGTACTGTAGGTTTGATGCCAGGAAATCCTGTAGCAAATGTCTTGAGTGATGTGACACCAGTAGCAACCTCACTGGCACTGTTAGTGTCTATTACTATATGTACGTTCCACATGGCGAGAGTTTTATTTTTATTTATGCTCCGTCATCATGATCCCACAGATGTCTCACGTCCTCTGGGTTTTGAGGTACCATGAGCACCTTGGAACCATCCTCCTTTGCTAGGAGAATAGGTTCACCACCCTCTACTCTATCAAGATAAGACTTCTCATTCATCTTGAGTTGCTTCTCAGTAATTTCAATCATTTTTGTAAAGTGACTTTCCAGTTGTACTTATAAAAGACTATGTTCAGTGTGACCCACTTCGCATAAGTTACCCCACGGTAACAGAGCAGAGCAAATACTTTCTCTGGATTGTGCTTATCAGGGTCATACTCAGGTGCGGTATGTCCCTCCCACCTGATAGTAAACATGTCTATTCTCCATGTAACAATACTTAACTATTTATTGTTAGGAGTCCTTGACATTATGGTATAGAGTGTAACATAAAAAAGACCCCCTGTCAAGCAGGAGGTCTGTAAGTTCCGAAATGTAGAGACCGCACGAAAGGTCTCAACCTTATTTAGAATGTGTACTTAGCACCAACTTTTACACCGTATGCGTTGTCAGCAGTCTCGTCTGTCTGGACTGAGATCTCACCGTAAGCACCGATTGTATCTGTAAGAGCAAGTGATCCACCTACATACCCGATGAAGTCTGTTGAAGACTCACCGTTGTCAGGAGAATCTACAATAGGACCACCAGATACATACCAGTTCTCACCTTCGTAACCGAGTTGTAGTTCTGTTGATAGACCTGTGTAGTCATCGCCTGAGTAAGACTGGACTGTTTCTACATTCACATAAGGACCAGCAAATGCTGCACCAGCTAAGAGGAATGGAGATGCTGCTGCTGCAGCGATTGTTGATTTAATAGACATGAATTTTGTTATAGTCTCTCGCAAGGAAAAACCCCTGCGGATGGAAAATCTTTCGACAAAGATTCTTACATCACGTAGGGGCACGATCTTTCGATCCCTTTGTTTTGTAATAGTATATAGTATACATTCATACCAAAAGTTTGTCAAGGTCCTCATGCCACAACAACATCTGGCACACGTATCAGGTCTCCGAACTGCCTCTCACCAGGTTCTTTGATGACAAAATGATCGAACAGATCATCACACATGTGAGTGTGTGTCACGATGTCATCGCTCTCTAGAGTTTTCATTCTGACTTTCTTATAGATGCCTGAGACTAGATCCTGATGATAGTATGGTATCTCTTTTGATCTGGTCAACCCCTTGGGTCTCCTTGTTGTCCACACGTTTAGATATAATTTACAGTCATCATAACTTGCCATGTCTGCCCATGCTACATCGCCATCCCAGATCACAGTCTTACCTTCTGCTCCATAAGAATAGATACACTCCGTAGGTTTGATGTCACCGTACTTCATGTCACTGATACACGTGGCACCCTTATCAAGAGTCAGGTTTACTACTGCTGACCACTTGGGGTGTGTGATCTGTGGATCCTTCTCGTCCTTATCAAAGTGAAAGGGATCAAAACTATTACCGTCTTCTGATTTATATACCCAATACTCTATGCCTTTGTAGTCACCAGTAAGAAACATCTTGTACCACTGTTGGACGTACTCCTCTACCATATTACGTGGAGCATCATCCTTACCTACCCAATAGTTCTTGCGACCTATCTGACCACAGTTATACTGTAGGGTACAGTTTATATTGGGGGAGTGTATATCTATGTAAGATCTAATTAACATTCCTCACTGTACCTGTAGGAGCAGACTCTACCATGGTTTGATACTGGATGCGTGTCATGTCCCATGCCATGTCCTTTACCTTTCTCTCTGCTGCCTTCTCATCGTCAGCATCTACCCTAACCCATGTCTTGTAGGTCACAGTAGTCTCTACATCGTACTGTTTCATTAGTCTTTGATGATAAAATGTTTCTTGATAACTGAAACCTGATCCTCATATTTAGCGATCATGTTTAGTTCTTCTTCGATTGCTTCCATGACATTAGAGTGCTCACCAATACCAACAGGGTTGGTAAGGTATACTTCTACGTTCATCTTGTGCTTCTGAATATCTCCTTGAGCATGAGCAAGGAGAGCACTGATCATTTTCTCTCTCATTTTTTAATGTCTATAAAGATTAGTTCGAGGTCACCGTCTGATACATTGTATGCTTCATGTGTTACGTCTTGTACATCCCACACTCCATACTCACCTGACCTCCATGGTTTTTTCTCTCCATCCCATATCATGTAGCAACACTTGTCACATGGTACGACGAGAGGTATGTGTATCCTTCTGTATCTATCGGGGTAGACAGGAGGATCACGATGCTTAGGTAGTTCAGTTCCTGCGTAGAACATAGCACCTGTAGCAAATAGTACCTCATCCTTAGACAGGATGTCAATGACACGCTTATCATCTATTAATGATTCACGTACACCATGGAACCCTTTGCCTGTACCCTTCAACCAACACATACCTATGGGTTGGTTAGAGTATCCCTCAGCGGTGGGTGCTTTGCGGTAGGGTAGTTCAGTTGTCATACCCCACTCATATATGATGTCTAACTCCTCATTTGTCAGCATCAAAATAATCCTTACGCATATATCTACCTAGTATATTACTATTATAGTATTTTGGCAAGCCATCTACTGACTCGGTGAGCACGTTGTTGAGGAAGAGTTGTCGGGTCTCTTCGTAGTTG